CTCAGATCCGGTCTTAGAGCGCATTTGCCCTATAACTTCATTAAGCTGCTTGTTGTCGCTGTAAGCGTCAATCGGCAATTCAAAGCCAAGCTCTTTGGCGGTTTGTTCGATGTTTGGATCGATCTTAGCCAGCACAGCCAAGTCCTGCCTTGCCTTAGCCGAGCCCATTCCTTCGCTGGATGCCTTGCGAACTAGCTCGCCAAGATCTCGCTGCTTAAGCTCAGCCGGAACAACATTTTTGGCTTTATTAATTGCAGCCAAAGCGTCTTCAGAGCTTTTAAACAGCGGCCTAACAGCTTCGATGATCTTGCCACCAATCTTGCCTGCTGCGCTGAATGCACCTCCAAGTCCACCGGCCATTGCAACGTCTTCAGGATTAATCTCGCCGCCTGTGGCCTTCTGTAGGCCTTCTTGTACAGCCTGCTGTGCTGCGCCTGTCAGGATTGCTGCACCGATTCCTTCTGCTGCTACGGCTGGAGTTGCGATTGCAGCACCCACAGTGTTCATTGCCCTTGGAATGTCGCTCCATTCCAATCCGGGCTTCATGGCGTATTCTTTTTTGTCGATATCCGACTTAAGAATGTAGTTACCCTTTTCGTCTTGGCGTACTTGTATGTTTGGAAATTGAGCCTGGAAGATCTTAACCGTTTCTTCTGGGCTTGTTGCCATGGTGCCAGCCGCTGCTTTAAGTGCAGCGCCAGCTTGCGGGCTGATCCCGCCATCTCGAAAGATTGAGAATTCAGGCATGCTTGTGCGATAGTTCGGAAGATTCTTAATCTCATCCGTCATTCGCTCATTGCCGGTAATACTTTCTGCAATCCTACTTAGAACCCCAGGCGTTGGCGTTTCGTTGCCTGCCGTCTCAACCTGCGTGTCCTTTTGAATGTCAGGAATCTGCGCCTGTTGCTGTGCGATTTGTGGCTCTAATTCGGCAAAGGTCTTGATTGGAGTGACCCCCCAATTAGATGCAATGCGCCCGCTAGTTGGCAGCACAATCTTGTTATATGATAGTTTGTTGTGCGCGTCCGCAACGCTATCATGGATGTCCTTCATCTTTTTGATGGCGACATCTGGATTGGTCGAGAAAGAGTTGCTGAGCTTTTCTAAAAAGTTTGCGCCTTCTGCACTGCGCAACTTTGCTTGAAGCGTAGTTGGGTTAAGCTCAGACTTACCCATCATTGCTGCATACTCTGCAGTTCCCATGAGTTCTGGGAACTTGTACATCAACTCCACGCCAGTAACCGCGTCAGTCGTGATGATGTTGTTGACTGCCTTTACTGCATTTGAAAGCAAGTATGCAGACTTAGCTTCTGGTGTATCATACTTCTCAGCATTTGTAATTTCGTTCTTTAGAATATCAAGAACTTCTGTCTTTTTAGTAAAGTCGTTTGAGTATGCAAACTCTTGAGCCTTCTTGTAATCAGCCGTTTCTTCAAATGGCTTAAGCTTGTTTTTGAACTGCGACTCAAGTACAGGCTTTTGAGTATCAATAAAAAATTGCGCAGCTTTAGGATCTTGCATGTATAACTGCCGCGCTTGATTAATCATCTGCGCCTGATACTGGTCATACGCTTGACGATCAGCGTCGTACTGCAATTGATGACGATACTCACCAAATTTTAAGTTTTCGTCAGGCTGTTGCTCCTGTTGTGGCTGAGAAGCAGCGGCCTCTTGCGCGGCAGCTCGCTGAACCAAGGCACGTTCCTGCGCGGCCATCTGCTGATCTTGCATAGCCTGGCGCTGCTGAGCCGCTGCCTGCTCTCTCTGCGCGGCCATCTGTTGTGCATAACGCACATAGTCAATTGCCGATTGAGATGTAAGTCCGTAGTTTTCAGCCATAATGTTATCTGTATGGAGTTCCACCCCATGCGCCGCCATAGTTTTGCTGCTGCTGGGCAGGTGGAAGTCCTCCAAATTGCGTGAAGTCTACTGGCGGCAATGGAGTGTATCCTCCACCACCTCGTGATCCTGCCAGTTCTGCTATGCCTCGTGCATAGGTTGGCTCGTTGCGCAAGTTTTGCATTTGCACCTGCCTGTCAAAGTCCACATTGCCAGCGCCAACTCGCGACAGCATCGGCAGTGTTTGTTGCAGGTATTGTGCGCCTTCAATTGTGCCAAGCGTGTCCTTGTACTTCATCAAGGCATCAACCTGCTCTTGTTTTACTCCGGGATACAATGCCTCACGAACAGCAGGATCTTTAAGTGTTCCTTCTAAAATGCGATTGCTTTTATTTGCCGACTGTACGTCCTGAAAGTAAGACCCAATTGCACCAGCGATTGCCTGTTGTGGCATAGCACTACCACCGCCTCCGCCTCCGCCTCCAGCTCCTCCACCCATTGCTCCCATAACTGCACTGTTAATCAATGATCCCGTAACTCCTCTTCCTAAAGCGCCAGCAGTAGTGCTCAATCCACCAGCAAGCCCTTTAACGCCCGGAGCAACCGACCCTGCACCTGTAAAAGCCCCAAGCGCACCTTTGCCAAAAGTAGATAACCCAGCGCCAAGGCCACCAGCCATTGCCCCGGGAGCAGCTAAAGCAGCAGCTCCACCTGTAAGTGCCGTTGCTCCAACTAAAAGTGCCATATTTTGCAACGCCTTTTTTTTCTGCCGCTTTTGTTCGGCTTCAGCATCTTCTCTATTTTCAATGCCAGCCTGTCCCGCTCCCATTCTTGAATACGCACCGGCAATTTGACTGGCAATTTCTTGCGGGAAATAATCTCCAGCGTTAACTTGTGAAAATCCTTGCATATAAATAACAGGTTAAACAACTTCACCGTTTTCGCGGATGAACGGCACATCCTCGCCAAGCAAATCAAAGACATTCATCCAAAATCCTTCAACTGGCTTAAACACCCAGCCGTGTTTGTTCTGGCCGTAGTACCACTTGGCAAATGACACTAGCGGATCTGCAAACAGTTTAGACACCGCAAACTTAAACAATTTAGACTTGCGCATCAAGGGCACAAACACTTCTGCCAGCTTGTAGTATCCGCGACGATTGCGCGGCGTCACATGCTCGTCTCTGTAGCGGCGGACAACTTCATCCATCACGCCATTCCCGTAGCGAGCTTCTAGCATGATAAAGCAACATAGACCTCCACCACCGCCACCTGAAGGTTGGCTTTCTCTTCCTTCTAGGTATGAGGCAGCAAAGTTTGCGTTGTTGCTGTACTGACTCATCACGTTTTGATAAGGCAGCATGTTCAGCCCGGTAATCACAGGATTAGTCGGGTTAGCAATGTTTAGCCCGGCTTGAGCGTACTGATTCGTGGCTTGGTTAGCAGACGTGCCATAAGCGCCCTGTGTTGGCGGCACATTAAAGTATGCAGACATTGCTGGGGCCAGCGCCTGTTGTTGTGTGCCAAGAGTGCTTGCTGCGATCTGTGCCTGATTTGCTTGCAGTGTATTTGCAGCCTGAATCCTGCCACTCTCAGCTTCTCCCCTAGCAAGAGCTTGATTAAACTGCTGACCTTGAATAGTAGCTTGTTGTTGTTCCCGAGTAGCCGCCTGACCAAATTGTTGCGCTTGAGTGCTGAGCCCGAGCTGTTCAAGGCCTAGCCTTTGTTGGTACTCTTGCGCCTGCGCCGCTCGTGACAGATCTTCTTGCGACATGGCCTGACCAAAAGCCTGTGCTTGTGCTCCAAGGCCGTACTGTTCCGCCCCTGCCTGTCTAGCGTATGTTTGAGCCAAAGCGGGCTGATACAAATTGGAGATTGTCCCCATTGCTTGTTGGGCGGCAGCCTGACGCTCACGATATCGTTGATTTGCCAGCTCTTCACGCCCTAATATTTCTGCTCCGATTGCCTGCGGGCCAAGAGCCATTCCTCGTGCAGCATAGGCTTCACGGGCGGCTTGCGTAGCCAGACGTTCTTGTTCTGGCGTTAAAGATCTTCCAGCAGCTAAATCTAAGTTGGCTTGCTCTCCCAGCCTTTGAGCGGCGGCTGTTACGCCCGGCATTGCTCCCATGTATTGGTTTACAAGGTTTTGATCAATCGTGCCAAGATCTGACTGCAACTTTGGGCCAGCTACCTCGCCAGCAAACTGACCCGGCGCATACATCTGCATTCCACCAAGTGATAAATCTACACTTGGCCCTGCAATCTTACTAAGTTCTTGTCCGTAAGTTGGCCCTGCCACCTGTTGCTCAAACGCAGTAAGCTGTGGTGCCTGTGTGGCTTTTTGTGCCATCTGCGTGCCAAGCTGTCCAAGCGACTGTAGAGTCTGCTCCGCACCGGGCATTTGCTCCAGATACTGCTTCTGATACTGCGGCATCAACTTTTGGTACTGCTCTAGCTTACCTTGTTGAATAGCTTGGTTGAAGAGCGTGTCTGCACGCGCAGCCAATTCTGAAGTTGGAGTTTGCGCAAACCGAGCGTCGTATTGAGCAAGTGTCTGTTGCTCGGCTGGTGTAAGCGTTTCCTTACTGCGCAGTGCGCTGATCTCAGGCGTGTCAGTTGCAGCCTGAATGTTCTTGATCATTTGCTCGCGTTGAGCCTGACCCGTAACCTGAGCCAGCTGCGGAGCATACTGAAGCTCAAGATTTGCCGCCTCTCCTAGGACGGCCTTCATGGCATCTACGTTCTCTTGTAGAATAGCCTTTGTTTCTGGAGGCTCGTTAGCCTTAGCAAAGGTTATTAGCTTGCCAAAAGTATCTGCATCTTTCTCGCTTGGCTTTTTGCCTAAAGCAGCATAAGCAGTTTTGCTGCCTATTTTAAAGTCAGCCTCAAGTTTGGTAAGTTGTTTTCTGGCCGCAGCTTTAGCTAAAGCGGAAAAAGTACTTCCCGGAGTAGTAATGATTTCATTAAGCTGATTCTTGGCGTTTAAATATGAATTATTGTATTGTGAAAGGTAATCGCCTTTTTTTGCCTCAGAAGCCTCAAGTTTAGGGATCGTGTATTTACTGATCCTACTAAGCAGTTGATTTTCGGTTTCATTCTTTCTAGCTGCAGCCTGCTGTGCTTGATATGCCTTGTTTGAAACCCACTGAACTCCATTGTATGTTTGATCTCCAATGGTTTGCCCTTCAACTGGCGCTTGGTAAAGGCTGCCATATGGGCCAAGATATGAGTAAAGATTGTTCGCCATAAGTTAGTTAAATGATCCCCAGTGCGTAACTTGCGTTGGGTTGTCTTGAAGAGCAACAAACACAAAATCCTGAGTGCCGCTTGCAGCCGTAACTGTCACTATGTTTGTTGACGCGCCGCTGGCTTGAAAGTTGACTGTAGCACTGCCAGAAAAGGTTATCTTAAAATTCATCGTGGCTCCGTTTTTGGCATTCGACGGTAGCTTAAATGTTTGTACAGACGAAGCAGTCAAAGTATATCTGTAGAACTGCGAGAACGTAGCTGCTGCTGTTAATGTCGATGTCTGTGTGCCAGATAATGTTCCCGTATAAAATGCAGCCAGCGGAAAAGCAGCAAGCGTAATTGCCCCTGCGGTATTAGTCACAGCCAAGTTGGATCCGGCGGTCAGCGTTGTTTTTACAAACTGGTTGGTAGTTGCATTGCCAATCAGTAGCTGACCATTTTGAGCAGGTGACAATCCCCCAATTACGGCATTTCCAAGTGTAGCCTGTCTTAAGTTGCCGCCAAAATTAACAAGAACTTGAGCCGCTGAAAGTGATGAAATTTGAGCGGTTGTAATTGCAATCTGATCGCTTATTGCTCCCGGCAATAAAATAGCATTATCGACATGCGCATTTAAATTGTCGGCTGTAACAGTTGCGTTGATTGATGAATATGTGGTGCCTTTTTGAATCTGGGCCATAATTACTCCTGACTAATCATCGGACGACTAGCAGTAATAGCATGTACTGTGACGCCCTTCAAGGATGGTCTTCCATGTGTAAAATATACAACAAAAGCTATAGACGACCCTCTTAGTGCTATTCTTGGTCGAAGTGTGCCATCCGCAGTTCCGGCAAATTGAAAATTAAGAATTTCCGCAAATTCATCTGGGTCGCGTGTGCCAGCGTGTAAGAGAATTGAATCCTCCAGTGCATTGTTAAACTGAAATTCAGCTCTACTGTATCTTTTTTGCGCCAATGAATCAAATGTAAATTCTCTTGTTGTAACAAAAGATTCTATCTTGTTAATGACACCTCCAGCATTTAATCCTTCAGGCAAATTAAATGGAAGTGTTGCGCCTTCGCCGCCTTGGAAAATGTCTCCATTTTCTCTTTCTCCCTCAAGAAAAACACCGCCAAACTGCCCAGAAACGCTACCATTAAAATTTGTAAGAATAAACAACCTTCTTTGATATTGATACAATGAGACAATTAAATTGTCAGCGTTTAATCCGCGAGGATAAACATCAATACTTTCCCAATTCTTGTTCAATAAATTGTAAACAAGTATTCTGTTGTTTCGGCTTTGGAATTCACTTGGATACTGCTCAACAATTGGAACTGCAATGTAAAATCTATTGTCGTAATAGTTTGCAACAGAATTTTGTACAATACTATAGTCGAGGTTCTCGAAAAAGTCAGCAATTGGCTCACTAAGCGGCATTGTATTGCCAATGACTTTAAGATCTAACTGCGGAGTTAACAGGTAAACTCCTTTTGCCGAAAGAAACAAAACATACTGACCAGCGTTTACAATGGTGCGTCTAGCCAGACATCCAAGCTGAGTAGTAACAACGGTAATCTGGCTTTTGTCGGATTGTGTGGTAAGATTTGATCTTGGATCGAAATATGCCAGATAAATCGAGTTTTTCATGAAAACCAAAAACTGGCTTTCTATCCAAGGCAAGAATCCAACTATTGAATCATTTCCGCCTTGATTAACGTAGTACACGTTAACAGCAAGATCAAAACGCTCAGACAATATGTCGCTAAACGCTACCTTTTGATTTTCTATTTTAACAATTAACCTGTTTTGGAAATATATCCCAAAGTCTGCTGGTGGAACAGATTCAGTAATTTGCGTTAAGGCAGTATTTGGCGGAGTTGGATTTGTGTACTTTTGATTTGCCGCTGTAAACGTCAGCGTGTTTGAATCCCAGATTAGCGGCGGCTTTCCACGAACTGTCGTAAACCCGGTAAGTGCTGTGTTGGCAGCAAACGAAACGCCAGTCGTGTTTGTAAACTGATAAGTAAACGTGCTTGCTCCAGTTACCGTAATGACATAGTTGCCATCTAGCGCCGACTGTGTTCTGTATGTCGTCGATCTTATCGTAACCTCGTTTCCAGTCGAATACCCGTGCGGCGTTGTTGTCGTAACGGTAACTGTACCTGTAGCGCTAACATTAATGATCGGATTGGTGACACTTGCCGTAAAGATCGTGGAGTCTGCCTGTCCGCGAAAAATGTACAGTTTATTCAACGCCTGCACAGCATCGACAATGCCCCCAAATGCTATGGCTCTTGATGTTGGAAAGTTGTATGGGCCAAGCAAGACAGCAGGCTGGCCAGCTTGTGTTGGTCGATACAAGTACATGCTACTTGTAAAGATCAGCACAATATTATCGCGGCCATCAGAGTCGATCCAGACGGCAGATCCGACCATTGTTAAATCATTCAGATCAGTGCTGGTAAGTCTTTGGCATCCCTTTCTAGGCTGTGCCACTCCACGCTGAAGCCTGATATTCTGTGCTGCCTGCAATATACCAGCAGGCAAATTGCCAGGGTCAAGCCTACTGGCAAAGCCAGTATAGCTGTTGTCGGATTCAGCTTGTGGTTGTGACGGCATTAAGAAATGAGCTTACTCAACTTGTCTACAATGCGCTGAAGATCGTCACGCAGCTCGATCATGCGCTCGTTGTGCATGTCTTCACCTTCTTCTTCGCCCATGTCATCTTCATACTCACCTTCTTCTTCACCATAGCCGCATTCAGAGCAGCAGCCGTTCTCTTCCAAAGGAGACTCGCACTCAGGGCAGGACTTCTTTCTGGATCCCATAGGACTTCCAAGAATCATCAATAAAGTTTTAGCATCAGTTTTAGGCATATAGTTAGGCGATTAAAGATTGTCCTTTCCCCCGGCGAACACACAGGTCAGCAAGAGCGTAAGGAGTATTGTACTCAAAATGAGGCGCATCATAAAGTTTCTTGAAGTTGCCGCCCCATCTAAGGTTGTGCTTTGCGCACAGCGTGGAGACGTGTTTATGCATAAGATCCGCTGTCCTTTTGTCAGCGGGTGTCCCGTCATCCATGTACACGTTACCTTTGAAAACTCCGCAGTCGATGGCAAGTCCGAAGTTGTGCATGGATGAACCTGGCTTGGCGTTGGTGACGATTGGCCCAGGTGATGTGCGCCCCTTGGCGTATAGCACCGCTTGATCTTCCCAAGAGCGAAGACCAGAGATTGCTTTGTAATCCAAGCCTTCCTTTGCCACCAACTCTTTAGCTTCCAGCAAAAACTCCGTAAATGCATCCTGAACTTCAGGAAGCAGGCTCTTAATGTGTTTTGCTGACCGCTCGTCAATCACCGTTTCTCGTTGCGGATAACGTCGATCGTTCCAAGGATGGTTAGCGCGGCGGCACCAACAGCATCGACGTGGCCAGTCTTTACGCCGAATCCGGCTAGAACCCACTTAAGAAGCCCGAGCCATGTCGATGGTTGTTTGAGGTACTCTTTCATATTAGTCGTTGAGTTGAGCGATTCGTTCCCAAAGTTTGAGCCTGTCTTGCTCGCACTCGGAGATCTTCACTTCTAGTTTGTTTAGTTTACTGTGCAAATAATACAGCGCCAGCGCCAGCAAAGATACCGTCAGGCCTTGTTCAAATATGTGGTTCAAAACCTTTGTAATGAACTCGTCCATACTTACTTCTTTTTAGCTGTCTTGGCTGATTGTCTAAATGCCTTTGCAGTTGGCGCACCCTTGCTGCCGGGTTTACGCATCTTCTCCTTGCTGCCAGCAGCGATCCGCTCGCGTTTGGCGTGGATGTTTGAGTAGAGTCCCTTCTTCATAAAGTTAGCACTTCCAGCGTCTCATGCTTGCCTTGGCCCGTTCAGCCGGGCCTTTGGCCTTGGCAACAACTCCAGCCATTCTAGCACAGAATGACTTCTTGCGGCCAGCATCAGCCTTTGTCTTTGGGTTGGGGGCAGGAGCCTTGAGGTTGCTGCCCGTCTCGCGGTTGTACTTGGCGCGTCCTTTTGCCGTCAGCCCTGCACCTTTAGACACGGGCAGCTTCTCGCCGCGACCAACGGACAGGGAGGTGGATTTCTTTGGCATATTAGAAGTAGGTTGTAATAATTGCTGCGCCGGACCCGCCATTTCCACCTGCTCCACTGTTGCCAACGCTATCAACAGATGCTGCCCCTCCGCCTCCCCCTCCTCCGGGGAATCCTCCATTTCCGCCATACCCTGAATCTCCAGTAACTGAAGAAGCTCCACTTCCGCCGCCGGATCCACCTACAGGGCCGCCACTCAATGGCAATGATGGCATATCAGTTCCATTTCCTCCGGCTGACGCTATTGCAGTAGGGCCGGGACTGCCAGCGGCTCCACCAGCGTAACCAAGCAAAATTACGCGCCCTCCACTTCCTCCAGCAGAGTTGACGTTTCCAGTAGTAACCCCAGCTCCTGATGCCCCACTTCCGGCTGCACTTGCCGCACAAGTTGACGCAGATCCACTAGGAGTGCCATTTACGCCCAGTGACCCACTTGCAGATGCGGATGCCCCGTTATTGCCACCATGTCCCCCTCCGCCACCAGACCCTTGCGAGGCTGTCCCGGCTGCTCCGGCTGCTCCTCCCGGTATAACTACATGCGTTCCAAACGATGTTTGACCACCAGCTCCTCCATTGCTTCCGTTAGTGCTATTAGCACTAGTGCTTGCTGCTCCAGTTCCTCCGCCGCCTATAGTTACAACTTCAGTTGCTCCAATGGCGCTTGCATCAAGCCAAAAATCAGCAATCTGTCCAGATCCGCCTCCCCCACCTCCGCAGCGCACAGTTCCTGCTGCTCCCTTTCTTCCAGATCCTCCACCTCCACCTCCAGACCAAAGTTGAACTCGCACAACCCGTGCTCCTGCTGGCTTTGAATAATTGGCAGTTCCAACAGTTGAAAATGTTTGAACATTTGGCGAACGGAAAGACACCAGCGATACAGCCGTAACCTGCCCGAGGTTGTTGACCGTCAACGATGGAATCTGCGAAGTGCTGCCGTAAGTTCCAGTCGGGTCGGGCGAAAGCGCAGCAATAGATAGCGTTCTGCTTGCTGAAAGATTGCCCCCTCCAGTAAGTCCTGTGCCAGCAGCAACACTCACCTCAGACATTGCCAGCTTACTTAGCGAGATGGCAGCATTAGTCGCAACATCTTCGTTGAGCAACTTCGATGCTGGAGACTGAAACACGCCGTTAATGACCTTTACGAGGCCACTGCCACCAACAGATGGGACCGTAGTGTGAACGTGCGCAGGTTGCGTTGCGCCAAAGTTAAACGTAATCGTCCTGTTGTTCTGCGTCGCTTTCCCTAAGAACTGGATGTACAGACGGTCACTTGTTGAAACAGTAGTCTGCGGAATCACTACAGACGCGATGTACTGTGCAGTTACCGTTGGATCGTAAATCGAGATGTCGTCTGAGGTGGCAAGCAGCGTAGCGGTTGTTCCGTCGTACTTAAATACCTTAAGCTGGACGATTGTCTGATTTGACGTAGTTCCAGTTGAGGACGCCCAAAAGTTGAAGTCAAACAGCCCGGCTGGGATGGCTGTGATATTTGGGTCTAGGACATCAGTAACAAAGTGGACTATTAGGTCATATCCAGTTGTAGACAAATCACCAGATGTATAGCTTGTGCCAGTTGTGTCGGCTGTGCGGCCAAGTTCTTTAACAATGGTTGGCGTTGTTGGCAGCCCGGTTGTTGGGGCATCTGCTGCCGTATTGTAGTTAAAGAAGAATACTTGTCCTCCACCACCAGACCCGCCACTAGGAATTTCACCCGGAACCCATGCAGTTCCACTCCACTGAAGCACCTGACCATTACTTGGAGCAGCTTCAGATACTGCATTTCCTTGAATCTTAGCCACCGTTGGGCTTGGCAGGTTACCGCTCAGGTCACCGCCAGCAGTCTGAGTTGCAGACATAGCGCCAAGCGCAGTTAACGCGCTTACAGCATCAGTTGCACCAGTGCCGCCTTTGTTAATTGCGATGATGTCGCCAGTAGCTACAGCCCCAATCGATGCTGGAGTAATTGCAGCAATCTGAGATGAAGTAATGGCTTCAACCTGTGCGCTATTAAGGCCAGACACCGGAGCAGTAGAAGCCCACTGTGAGCCATTGTATGTCAGAACATCCCCTGCATTTGGCGTTCCCATAGCCACGCCTTTATCTTGAATTAAAGCTGCATTTGCAGAAGCCAACACCCAAGGGAATCCAACATTAGGAGAATTGCCAGTATTGTTGTTTTGAAGCGAAACGTAGGTATTTGAGGTTCCGTTTCCTGTTACAACGTCGCCTGCTGAGTATGTTTTTGAAGAGTTCCAAACTTGCCCTGCACCTAATCCAGTACCTAGAGCAACAATCTGCGCGGACGTTAACGCCTCAACTTGTGCGCTAGTGGTGAACCCTGAAATCTGGTCAGTAGTAGCAAATCCAGATGCTGCATCAGTTGATAATGCACCAATGCTGGCAGGTGTAATTGCGGCAATCTGTGCAGATGCAATTGCGCTTACTTGGGCAGTGTTTGTGAACCCGCTGATCTGGGCAGTCGTTGCAAAGCCGGAAAGCTGTGAGGTAACTGCAATGCCAACAATCTGAGCCGTTGTGGCAAACCCGGATGCAGCATCCGTAGACAGTGCGCCAATAGAAGCAGGAGTAATTGCAGCAATTTGTGCCGACGTGATTGCTTCAACCTGTGCCGTGTTTGTAAGCCCGCTAATTTGGTCAGTAGTTGCAAATCCAGACAGTTGAGCTGTCGTAGCAAGGCCGGAGATCTGGCTGGTAGTTGCCAGTCCAGCGACTACAAGCGATTTGGTTGCGGTCTTGGTTGTGCCGCCTTGGTTGAGAACAACGATATCAGCCGGGTTAACAACGGCTGCTGAAGGAAGTGCAGAGATTTTGATGTCGGCCATACAATTAACTAATTAAAACCCAAGAAACAGAAGATTCATCCCAGCTATACCTATTCCCGTCAGATGGATATGCCACAGGCGGCTGCCAAGTGCAAGTCTGTTCATCTAACAACCAAGATGGATGCGGCTGGGGCGCATAAAAAGCGTCACGCACTTCATCGTACACGAATCCAATGCCAGCGTAATTCTTGCGAAGTGGACGACCTTCTGGATGTTGTCCAGCGCAAGTGTTGTAGCTTGTCTGAATCCAAGTTCCCGGCAACACGCCAAGATCAATAAAGTCTTGTTCTGCAACAATGACTTGCTTGACTATGCCATCTTCAACTTGAGCAAAGTGAGCCATGTTAAGTAGAAAAAATTCCAGATGAATTAAATGTGTGATATGTATATCCGCCAGATTGGGTTATTGTTCCTCCAGTTGCTTTTGGTGTGCCAAGGTATCTGATTATAACAACTCCAGATCCGCCGTTTCCGGGAGTAGTGTATCCAATAGCATTATATGCTGCACCTCCTCCAGAACCTGTATTTATTACTCCATTTTCAGCAAAATATGGTGGAGAAGTTTCGCTATTTGCCCCTCTTCCTCCTCCGCCAGCGCCGCCGGGGCCACTAAGTGGCGTCTCGCCATCCGCATTTCGTCTGTATCCACCACCTCCTCCAGCTCTTGTAATTCCATCAAGCCACGTTAATCCGTCTCCTCCTTTAGCTGTTGTTACACCTGTAGTTCCAGCTTGTCCTGCGCCACCACCTCCTCCAGCTCGTACTATATTTCCAGTTCCTGCGGGGCCATTTGCTCCATCAAACCCTTGGCCGGGAGTTCCAAGCCCAGCAGAATAAACATAATGCGATCCACCTCCAGAACCGCCATTTCGTCTTGCTCCCCCACCTCCAATTGTTGAAATATCTAAAGTTGAAGAAATTAATGAACTTGATGTTCCGTCTCCTCCGGGAGGATCTTCTCCTCCGAGAGGAACACCTCCGCCGCCAATAGTTACAGTGTAAGGTAAAGAAAAAGTTACTGTGTGTGATCCAGATAAATAACCTCCAGCCCCTCCGGGGCCAGCACTCCAATAATAATTATAGGCACCTAATCCTCCAGATCCACCGCCAGCAATTACCAAGTAATTAATAGAATAAGGAGCAATAAATTTAGCTGAACTAAAAAAGATATTTTTAGAAATAAACAACATATTTTAATATGTAAAATTCTGAATAAATGAACCATACCAATATGTGCCGTCTGAAATAAACGAAAGCACATCCATTCTTCCGAGTGTTGCTGTAATGGTTGGGGCAGTGCCGCCGGGCCATCTTACTCCTGTGAATGTAGCGGTTGTTGGCGTGCCAGAAGCTGGCTGCCTAAGGTACAATGCAAATGATTTACCCACTCCTACGGATGGCATTGTGAACGTGCATGGCGTAGCGGATGTCAGCGTTGCCGAAATAACCGTGCCTGATGTAATAGCCAGCGTTGCCGCTCCTCCAACCGTTCCATAAGAAACCGTGCCCTCTGTGTAGCCGACAATTGTAGGTCCAGTAATCGTTGGCGAAGTAGCAAAAACACTAGCTCCACTGCCAGTCTCGTCAGTTAATGCTGCGGCCAAGTTTGCGCTTGTTGGAGCCTGCAAGAACGTGGACACATTAGTCCCCATCGAAGTTACTTGGCTAATAGTAACATTAGCAATTTGAGCCGATGTTATTCCAGTGCCAATTCTAGCAGAGAGAAGTGTGCCAGATGTAATGTTACTAGCGTTTGTTGTGTCAGTTGTAGCTGATGCTGCCAAACCGCTTATCTTTGCAACTGGAAGCGTATTGATTTGCGCAGAAGTAATACCAACTCCAACCTGAGCGGCAGATAAGCCTGTGATTTGCGCTGACGTAATGCCAGTGGCAACTTGCGCTGCGGCTATTCCAGCAATTTGAGCAGAAGTGATTCCAGTTCCTACTTGCGCTGCGGAAATGCCAGAAATCTGAGAAGACGCAAGAACTGAGATCCTATTAGAACTTAGTGTACCAGTGATGATGTTCCCAGCGTTTGTAGTGTCGCTTGTTGCGGACGCCGCCAGCCCGCTAACAGAAGCAGCGGAAATTGCAATTAAAGCCTCTGTGGCCCCAGTAAGTACGCCATTTGCGTCTACAGTAAACTGAGCTACACGCTCGGGATGACCATAAGAACCAGAAACCACACCGCTCGGGGAAAGTGATTGTATTGCCTGCGTTTCAAGTGCAGTCACTCGACCATAAGTATCCACGGTGATAACCGCAGATTGCGTGCTTGATCCTGCCGTGATTGCAGCAACGCCAGTCGTAGACAACTCAAGTTGCAGTGCGCCAGAATAAATTACAGGGCTGCTTGAGATAGCCAGCGTGCTAGACGTTGCTCCGACAGAAACAACTGTGCCGCCAGCACTGCCAGAAATTGGAATATTTGTAGCGTTAGTAATCCTACCTTTAGAGTCTACAATAAATTGCCCAACAAAAACATCTGATCCATAAGTTCCAGCAACCACTGAGGTAGTAGCAAGTCTGTTTGGATCAAGTGTGCCAACAGTTAAATCGCTGGCGTTGTTGCCGGGAAGCGGAGTGACATTTGCAATTGATGTTACTCGCCCTTTATCGTCAACCGTCAAAACAGGAATTTGTGTCGAGCTGCCAAACGTACCAGCCGATACGCCGCTTGTCTGAAGTGCAAAAGTTCTATTGGCAACAAGCGTGCCACCTCCCACAAGACCCGTGCCTGCACTAAATGTGATTGCGCTTAGTTGTGCGGTCGTGAGTGCTTGAACTTGATCGCTATTCTGAAATGGTGCAAGTTGACTTGTTAGGGCATACGCAGACAACTGAGCAGTCACTAGCGACGGCACCACAGCAGAGGTAATCCCGCCAAGTGCATCCAGTGCAGCCACTGCTGTAGTAGCTCCTGTGCCACCCTGCACAATCGAAGCTGGGGCGCTCGAAGTAAGCGCAGGCTGTGCGCCAAGCGCGGCAACCGCAGATGTAGCGTCCACTGATCCTGTCCCACCAAGCGAAACTGGAACAACAGGCAGCCTAGCTACACCAAGAGTGCCGCTGACAATCTCTGATGCGTCGAGTGTTTTAACCTGCGAGACTTCACACTTTTTAGTGTCGCCATCTTGAACAAGTACAAGTGTGTCTGTTAAGCCAACCGTTGAGGCTGCTGGTAAGTCTGTAATTCTGATACCCATAATTAACCAGTGGTGATGCGTTCGCTTGCTTCGTTGTTAAGATAGTCTCCTGTTTCAGTCAATATTCGATCTTCTAATACAGGAGCTGGATTGTACGCTTGTTTACGAAATCTAAAAGTGTGTTTATTGCCTTTTACTCCAATGCGAGCAACTACCTTCACTCCTGGCGCGGCTTCAGTTCCGTTTCTTCGTGTAAGAAATTTGCCAATCATACTAGTAGGTGTAAGCCATGTTCAGCTTTTGATTCTGGCCTTGCTGTCTAATCAACACATCAATCTGCTGTTGAACAGCCATTTCTGCCAATTGATCTAGTGCTGTTGCTTCGTCTGCACGGCCTTCTGACCTTAAGAAATCAGCACCAACTCCATTAACCAAGTAATCTTTAAAACGGTAAGGAATTTCTACTTGTTCCCAAACAGTGCTTGAATAAGACGGCCTTTGGTAATTCGTAAAATCTGTGATGCAGTTCCAAAAATCTCCACGAGATCCTTTTGTAGTCTCAAAATTATTATTGTAACTTTGAGTGCCCTGTAATGGATTGTAGTAAACTTGCGCTCCAGAACTGTATTGTGTCATTGGAAACTCTACTGGAAAAAATAAAGATCCAAACAATCTGGGAGCATTGAGTCGATACTGAATAAACTTTTCTCCGTTTTGTAAAAAGTTTAAATAGGTAACTTCATTTTTTTGAGGATTAGTTAAATCCTCCACCATAAAATCCACAGGCACAGATCGAGTGGTAATTCTAGGATCTACGTTCCACGCAGCCAAGCCTTGCAGTGATCCTGTTTGAAGCTCAACAATTCGTTTAGGATTCTTCTCAAAAACAACTGTAGTTGTAAGTTTGCCGTTTGGGCCTTGATAAGTTGGAAAATTTACAACAGATCCGTATGGCACCAAAATAACAAAATTATAAATATAATTTCCTATCTCGTCTGGCACAGCGTTGTAACGAGACATTGATTTAATGTCTGCCACGCTTTCAAGTTGCCCATTAAAATTGTAGTAAAACGGATTCTCAAAACTAATTGCTGTAGATGCTATTGTTCCAAGACGGTAAGCGTCATCTGCAAAGTCTTCAACATAAACTCTTGGAAAATCATGATCTAATGTAAGCTCTAACTCTTGAGTGTTTGCTGATGTCTGCACCCACAAGTCAATATTGTTTTCCGTGGTAAGAGCATCCCCGTACTCTATCGTTAGTGTTGGCAGATCAAGAAGCTGTGCGGATTGAATTGGGTTGCCCGGAAACGTGCGCAAAAATCTGTTGGTGTCCGGCCATTCTTCGCGATCCCAAATTGTTCCAATGCGACGTGACGTGAAGTCGCGAATAGCTCCAAAGCTTTGAGCATTTAGCGTAAAAGTGTCTAGCCCGATAAGCTGACAGACTTCTGCAAGGATATCGCTAAATGGGACTGTCTTCATGCGTAAACGGTGCGGGATCTTACGTTAGTGGATGGAACCCAGCCTACACTAATTTCTTTTACGCCGCCAGAATTAACTTTGCACTGATCATTGTCGCGCAAAAACTCTTTCATAAACTGCTTGTCGTCCCAGCACTGATAGCCCAGTTTTTGCCCCCAAAAATGATAAGCGTGGCCCGGAATATTGGCTACCTTTTGCCCAAGTCCTTCAATCGATTTGTGGCGCATCTTGGTGTATTTAGCTGCTTGCTTTGACTCAATTTCAGCGTTTACACGGTTCATTTGCCAGCCGCGTCGAAACTCAGCTTCCATCTGCACTGCTAGGCTAGGATCAATGTTAAGCATAAAACGGTGCTCTCACTCTCCGAGCAGTCACACCACTCGTCGTCCGGGAACTCCCAGACCATGCATTCCGTTACACAGAATGGCAGGTGTCGCAAAAGTGTCTCTGTCTCTCCAGAGTGTCACGCCTAGCGGGCTTCCGGCGTTCGATCCGTCCTAGTATACTGCGGGAACGGTCACATATACTAAGCCTACGAGCTGAAGTCGAACTTGCCAAGACCCAATGGGTTCCCGACAACAAGACCGCAGACGGCTTCTACAACGCGAGCAGGGCCGCCACCGAAGTCAGGCAGCGATTGCACAGCGGCTACGTTTCCGCCGTAGCGGACTTCGATCAAGTCCATGTTCAGGACAAGGCCCTTGTACGGGGTAACCGTCCATGTGCCGGAGCTGATCGTGCCGAGGAACACCGTGGGGTGCAGCTTAACCGTACCGAAGTCACCTTGGAACACGTCCACGGATTGGATGTAGGTTTCAGCAGCAGCGTCACGCTGGAAGGTCTGCACCTTGGTTGCGCCAGCAGCCAGAACTCCACTGGTGGAGGTCGTGGTCAACTGAGTCGTGCCAAGCAGGCTGGTGAACGCACGCTTGAGGTCGGTGCCAACGATGGCATCGAACGAGCGGTACTGGCCAGTCTGGTTGTAGATGCTCTTGAGCAAGCCCTGCACTGCCGTGTCAGTCAACCCGCTGGATGCACCAGTGAGGATTGAGTCGGAAGGAGTGCGGAACTGTGAAGGAATGTCGCCAACGGTAGGCGTCCCGGTTCCTGCGGTGCTGATCCAAGTCTGGATCCCAGCCGTAAGGTAAGGAACGGAGCCGTTGTCCTGCTGTGCAGTCTGGTTCGAGCAGAGAGTCGTCTCAATCGAACGCTTGCACTGAAGGATGGACTTGCTGACGTTATACGCCAGTTCGTCGCGCACGCCTGCCACCTGAGCAATGTCAGTAGACAGCTTGGACACACGCACAGCAGGCATACGGAATACCTGAGCGTAGTTGGCCAGCTCGGCGCGATAGCCCACGTCCCAGTTGGTGTACGAGCTAACGTCCGTGCCGTCAACCGTGCCGCCCACTTGGGGAGCAGGATTGCTGTCTGCCTGCCAGCGGAAAAACATGTTTCCGGGCTTGCTGCCCTTACGGGCCATCGACGTGAACGGCGTGTCTTTTGCATCGACAAGCGCAATCATGTCCATCAGGTCTTCGCGTTTACCGCGACCGCTAAGATTAGGTTCAGTTAGAAGTGCCATAATACTAAATAAGTTGAGTTGGGTTGTTGAATTGAAGGGGCTTACACAAACCCCATTGCTTTTACTAGGTCACTCAATCCATCTCTGCTTGAAGGATCCTTAAGGAAGGACTTCTGTGCGCGAGAAGAGTCATCTTTATCAACTTTAGGAGGAGCTTTGACGCTTGGCTGTGCTGGCGCTCGTTTGATTGGTGCGGCTTTAGCCTTTCCAGAATCTCGTTCTGCAAAAACCTTTAGCCCTTCAATCAATGCGGCAACCAGATGCATATGATCCGGGCGGCGCTTTACTTCAGGGAAATCACGCAGCACTTGCTGGGCGACCCTGTATTCTTCGCTTTCCGGCTTACGCATCCAAGGATGTTTGGCTGCTAGCACTGGCTCTATTTGAGACTTTTGGTTCAAATATTGAAGCCTGGCCGGCAGTTCAATTTCCTTTCTACGTCTAGCCAGCTTTCGCATGTCGCGAACCTGATGGTTGTCTAATTCAATCTGATTACCTTGCGGATCAGTAATTACACCGCCATCTGGATTATCTTCGCACCAATCCAACACATATAATGCTCGCTGAAGTTCGGCATTTACTTCCTCGACGGAACCAAGTGCCTCTACAGCGTCAGATACGGTTGGCGCACTGGTTTGTGGAACAGACTTTAATGCCTGCAACTCACGCTCCATTTGCGCTAATCTGGCTTCTCTTTCTTCAAGTTGCGCCTGAGCGGCCTTCTTCGCAGCAACTAACTTGTTGATACGCTTCTGTACGCCTCGGCTCAAAGAACTCTCTTCAGGCTCACCTTCTTCATCGGTGGACTGATCGGCTTCCGCTTGAGCTTCGACTTCAGGTTCAGCTTCCGCTGTCTCTTCCGTCTCGACCTCAGGTTCCGCCTGCTGCTCCTCTTTGGCTGGAGCCGCCTCCTCCTCGTTTAGGAAATTAGATTTAACAAAATCAGCTAGGCTGTATTCGTCAATCTTTCCGAGGTTATTTGCAACGGGTGTACTGTCTGCCTCCTGACTCCCGGCGTCAGGCTGTGTATTTGTGTTATTCATGCTATATCGGTAGCAAGCCCTTTTTAATTCAATCCAGTAACGCTGGAAGGCCCGTTAGTGGCGTTATGCCAAATCTTTTTCAGGAGTCAAGCCATTTAATTGTCTAGCTTGTTTTCTTAATTCAATAAGTGTGCTCAAAACTAAATTAATCCCATCAGCCTGTCCTGCCGCATGTGTTCTATCTTCTCCTTTGCAGTCTTTACTTATAGCAACCATCCAGTGTTGCTCTTGTAGCTGTTCAAGAACCTTACATATTTCTGACCAAACAAGGTTTTTCCCTGAAAATCCAAAGGCGTTCTTTTGATCTTCCGTCATATTACTGTTGTGCCTGCTGTGCCTGCTGCGCCACAGGAGTTACGCCAATTCGGCCAATCTGCGCATTTTGCTGTTGCATAACAGACATCTGAAGGCTCTTAACATAGTTCTCAAAGAGCGCCCGGAAATTCTCATCCTGCTGAAGTGCAGTCTGCGCTTTCGGGTTAGCCTGCAAGACCTGTTGCGCGTATTGCAGCTTGGTCTGTGCAGCCGGGTCGTTCTCTTGGTAAAGGGCCTCGTTGCCGAGCAGCATCATGCCAATGTCTGACTGCACATCCTTGAACATCTGCCTGCTGGCATCCTGAGGATTGAGGATCAAGTCTTTTGCCACCTCTGGAGCAATAGCCTGAATCATCATCTCGGTGAGCTTGTTCCTGTTTAAGACTCCGCCAGTGTCGAGTTGTGCAACCTTGGTAAGGAAATCAATCTTCTGTGCGATGTACTCTTTATCGAGGTCCATCACGTCAAATTTGACCGTCAAATCAAACTCGTTGTGAATTTCAGACAAATTTTGCGGCAGTTGACCACCAGTGATACGCTGTATCTCGGCAGGTGACATGTACTGGCAGCACAGACTAAACATCTGCCGGAAGATTGTACGCCAAGTAAGCAGCCAAGTGTTTACCAGCATCTGCTGACTAAGCTGTGTCTTGCGTGGATCAACGCCAGGATTAACCGTGCCAAAGTAAGCTGCGTGACTAGCTTCAACACGCTGGATCAAGTTAAACGCCACACCCGGCTCGCGAGCGGGCGGATCCATGAACGTGTAGTCTGATGGATTTACGACAGGTAACTGTACCCCTGGGCCAACTCGATTGATGGCACCAATCCGTTTGACGACTTTAATGGGAGGAAGAGTCGAGAAGGCAGTATGATCCCTGATGGAATCGTGTTGCGCCTTGATTTCGTCCTGATCCGTGTGAGCAAGCTCAGGGACACCGCGAGTATCAGTAATAGCGCGGCGAATGCACTCACGACGGAACTCCACAAACGGATACTCTCCGTGCGCGTAATCGAGTCTTTCATGGATAGCATACGAGATTTGTTCCTTACGATGATCGACTGCCGCCTGCGGACAGATAACCGTGTAGTAAATACACGGAGCCTTGCCATCCAAACTCTTGGTGTAGCAGTACACCACCTCAATCATGTTCTGGTAGTTGAGCCCGTTGTATACAAGAAGCTCAGTGCTGGGCAGG